GAGCACAGTTGATCCAGAAGGGCTGGTCAGCCGAAGTGGCTGACAACGTGTCCGGTGATGTGCTCAAACGTTTGATCACGATGGGGATGGGCGGGCCCAAGTAGTGGACGTCACGCTGAACGTGTTCATGCTTGCTGCGATCGCTATCTCTGCGTTCGCAGCTGGCTTCATACTCATGGGAGTTCTCGCAGCGAGCGGACGAGCTACCTTCGAGGAGGAGTACAGGCTCAACCGATGCAAGGGCTGCTGTGACGACGCAGCTGAAGACGTAGCATGAGTGTTTGGAGTAGGTAGTAGTGAGCAAGAAGATGGTTCGAAGCTTCAGAGAAGGCCAGCGCATCCGCGCTGAGTGGACGCACGGCGCCGCGGTTGAGAACGAGGTGTACATGCAGCTTGGCACGCAGAAGCTGGTGTTCGACATCCCAGCGCTCGGCGGAGTCTTGACCATGCCGATCGACGAGCTCCCGTCGAGTGTGAAGGTGACAGTGCTCGACAAGCCAAAGCCGCTCGTTGGCGTAGTCGTTCCAGATCGACGAGTGCATGCAGTGCTTGGCGACGGGTCGCTGATCATTCGCTACGACCGGGCTGGCAAGTGGTTCCAGGAATTCCCCGACAAGCGCCGCCAGAAGATCGACATCCGAACCGCCGCGCGTTTGGCAGCTCCGGCCAGGACGGTCAACCTCGGCCTACCTGGTGGAAACACGTTCGACGCGCTCGTTCGCAAGATCCGTGCAGGAGAGATTGAGTGAGTATCGGACTCCACTGCGACGGCCCGGAGTGTGACACCTGGACTACAGACGACACGATCATTGCGACCCAGTGGTTCACGTTGCGCACGATCAGCAGAGGTGTAGACACGACGTGGCACTTCTGCTGCGGCTGGTGCATGACCAAGTGGGGCGCTGAGCGGTTCGAGCCGACGGAGGTGGTGGAGTGACAACGCGCGTAGACGAGGACATGCTGCAGCGCTTGGTTGCTCAGGTCCATGATCTTGAGATGGTCTGCTCAGAGCAGCAAGCGTATATTGACAGGCTGATTGAGGTCTGCGTGCAACGGTTGGACACTGAGAAGATTGGACGTCACCTCATCTACACTCGGTTGATCGACAAGGTTGATCTCAAGCCGTTGACGTCCGATAGTGGGAGTGGGGAGATTGTCGTGCCGACAACGCCAATACACATCGACAACGACAACAATGGTAGCGCACTGCTTGACACACTTTCTCTCGACTTGACAAAGGTTGATGACGTGACGTTTGCCGCTCCAATGACGATCGTAGACCCATGGATCGGCATGTTCGACGTTGTCACTCATGCGCTCTTAGTCATCTACAAGTTCAGTCGCCTCACCATTCCACCTGGTGGGTCTCTGCACGTCACGTTCAAGTCGAAGATGGTGACCTGGTGACCCTGTTCGTGCCGTCAAGCGGCCCAGTAAGAATGTCCAACTCGGAGATCCAGACGTACAAGTCTTGCAAGAGAAAGTGGTATCTCGCGTACATCCGACGCCTCAAGTCGGTTGAGCACGAGGTGACCGGCCCGCTCGCATTTGGATCGCGCATCCACGAGGCGCTCGACCAGCACTACACGACCGGTGAGCTCTTGCTTGACGTGTGGGCAGAACTCACCGCGGCCGACCGGACGCTGCACGTCGCGAACGGGCGAGACACGACCGAGTTCGAGAACGAGTCAGAGCTTGGCCGGATCATGCTCGAGGGCTACCTGCAGTGGAACTCTGAGGAGGGGATCGACGCCGACCTGGAGATCGTCTCCACCGAGGAGCGGCTGCACGTGCCGATGCTCAACGGCGCTGTTGAGTTGATGGCGAAGCTGGACATGCGAGTGCGTCGCTTGTCGGACGGCGTGCGGTACTTCCGCGACTTCAAGACGGCGGCCTCGTTCAACGACTTCATCCGCACCGGGCACATGAATGAGCAGATGAAGACCTACATGCTCATCGAGGCCATGCAGAAGGACGAGGAGGTCCGCGTCGAGGGCGGCCTCTTCACGATGCTGAAGAAGGTCAAGCGCACAGCCAAGGCGATCCCGCCGTTCTACCAACAGATCGAGATCCTGCACAACGTGTTCACGCTGCGCTCATTCTGGTCAAGCATCAACGGCGTGCTCACCGACATGATGAAGACGCGCTACGAGATCGAGTCTGGCGCTGACCCCGCGTTCGTTGCGTACCCGACGCCAAGCCGAGACTGCTCGTGGAAGTGCCAGTACTTTGCGATCTGCCCGCTGTTCGACGACGGGTCCGCGGTGGAGAGTGCGATCGACATGTTGTACGTGGTGGGCGAGCCGTATGACTACTATGGCGAGATCGACGGCCCGAAGGGAGGAATATGAGCGTCGCGAGCCCAGATGAGTTGACTGACGAGCAGCTTGCCGCCAGACGTAAGACGCGAGGAGTTCGCCGCGCGAAGGCCACGCATGTGAAGAAGGCCGTCAAGAAGATTGACGACGAAGCGCGCAAGATTGGTTGGCTCGGCTCGTATGACCATGTCTTCAACGGTGATAGCCTCAAGATCGCGCTGCACACTGAGCCGTGGCCAGACACAAGCAAGTGGCAAGAAGCCGGATGGACAGGGAGTGACAAAGTGACAGTCTCAGACGAGAGCGACGGGAGCGAGTACTCAAGCAGTGGCGTGACTTGGACAGACTCGACGATCTCGTTTGACCCGAGGTACGCGCCCGTCGTCTACACAACAAGCACTAGCCTTGACCCCGAGGTGATTGAGATCCTCACCGGCGGCGGCATGAAGATGCCCGAGCCGATCGAAGAGGTCGATCTCGCCGTCGTGTGTCTCCGAGTCCGCTATTTCGACTCACCAACGATGTACACGTTCGCGGCGACTGGTGTCAGGAGTCACGTCGATGAGACGAAGATGCTATGGTACGTGACCGGCTCTGACACACCGCAGGGTGTGTCGTACGACGAGCTGCTTGAGTGGTTCACGAGCAATGGCCGAGAGATCGTCGAGATGTGGATCGCCACGTCTTGGAAGAAGCTCACAACCGAACAAGAGGAGAACGAATGACCTTCTCTGGCTCTCGGCACCGCAGGCTATGTATTCGGTGTGGCACGCGGTTTACGTGGGTTGTAGACTTCTCTCATCACCTCGCCGCGTGTGATAAGCCGTTTGACATAGATCTACTTCTCGACGAATTGAACGTAGACATTGGCAAGCCAGACGAGTGCTGGGTAATGGATGATCCAAGAGGCACAAAGTACATACCAAAGTTCGGTGTAGCACCTGGAGTCGTCTGGAAGGCGCATGTAATTCTGGCGACTGCGATGCACGGTGAAAGACCAGCCGACCTTCCGGTACTGTGTCATTGGTGTGACAACAGAAAGTGCTTGAATCCAAATCATCTCTACTGGGGGACCCAGCAGACCAACACTGTGGACGCTTGGCGGAACGGCAAGCGCGTGATGAGTGACTCACAGCTTATGGCCATGCATGAAGGTCGGAAACGAAGTGAGAAGTATCATCAACGAATGGTAGAGCACAACAAACAGCTTGGCGCGCGGCAACGTGGCGACAATCACTGGACAAGAAAGAGTCCAGAGGCAATGGCAGCCTGGACGGCTGCTATACGTGTAGGAAAAGAGAAAGCAGCTCGCGCTGCAGAAGGAGGTGATGCCCAATGACTGAGTCGAACGTCCTCAGGTCTCTGACCATGATGATCTACGGCCCTTCTTAGGTGTCCAAATCAGGTAAGTCAACGCTCGCTGCGACTGCTCCATATCCACGGCTCATGCTTGACGCTGAGGGTGGGCACCGGTTCCTCCCGATCGTGGTCAAGTACTGGGACCCACTCCGTGAGACCCCACCTGTCGCCGACGGCACCTGGGACACGTGTGTGGTTCCCGTCCGAGACTACGACACAGTGCTCAAGGCGTACCAGTGGCTCCAGGTCGGCCAGCACCAGTTCAAGTCGCTGATCATCGACTCGGTCTCAGAGCTCCAGGTGAAATGCCTGGAGAGCATCGCTGGGCAGCAGCAGATGACACAGCAGCAGTGGGGTGAGCTGCTCCGTCACATGGGCGCGCTGCTGCGTGACCTGCGCGACCTGACCATGCATCCCACGAACCCGCTCGACGCCGTGATCCTGACGGCGATGGAGCGACCAGGCCAGGACGGGCGGAGCCGCCCGTACCTGCAGGGGCAGATCTCGATCGTTGCCCCGTACCTCTACGACGTGTTGGGGTACCTGCGCGTCGAGGAGTTCCCGAACCCCGATCCGACCCAGCCGCCGTACAAGGTGCGACGGCTGTACGTGGAGGCGACACCGTTTGCAGACGCAGGCGAACGCGTCCAGGGCCGGCTCGGTTCAATCGTCGAGCAGCAGGGTCTGCACGTCGAGTCAATGATCAACCAGATCTACGCATCAACCGTGCCGAGCGCACCCGCGCCCGTCACTGGCACAACTCACATGGAGGCAACGACAGCATGAGTAACTCAATGAACTGGGGCGACCTTGTCCGCGACGCGGGCGACGTTGGCAGCTTCGAGCCGATCCCAGACGGCGACTACGACGTCATCGTCAAGGAGGCGAAGTACAAGCCGACCTCGGCGGGCAAGACCATGTACGTCCTGAAGATCGCCGTCGAGACCGGAGCGCACGCGAACCGGCTCGTCTGGGACAACTTGGTCGTGAGCCCGGAGAACCCGAACGCGCTCGCGATCTTCTTCCGGAAGATGGCCGCGCTCGGGCTCGGGCCAGACTACTTCAAGACGAACCCGTCGCACGCGCAGATCGAGTCGGCGCTGGTTGGCCGCAAGTTCCGTGCCAAGGTCGGCAGCCGCACCTGGCAGGGTGAGCAGAAGAACGAGCTGAAGGCGTACTTCCCGGCCGGCGCCAACGCGTTCGGCCCGCCCGCGCAGTCTGCAGCTCCGCCGATGCCCGCTCCCGCCCCGGCACCTGCACCGGCGCCTGCACCTGCACCTGCACCCGCTCCGGCACCAATGCCCGAGCCTCTCTCGCAGGCCGCGGTTCCGGCACCTGCTCCGGCCCCCGCGCCAGAGCCGGCGCCTGCTCCTGTCCCCGCACCGGCGCCCGCTCCCGCGGCACCGCCTGTCGAG